CGTCGAACTCTCCCCCGTCCCTACCGGCTACCACGACCGCATCAACACGCTGGCGACCAAGTTCCTCGCCGGCGCTAATTGTCTGTCACTGGTGACGTATCCCGTCTTCTACGACGGCGACACGAAGCACGAGCAGTTCGTCATCAACATGGCGATGCAGTCTCGCGCGACCAAGCGCCGGCCGACCATGATTAACGAGCCAGCTCACAAGGACTATCAGCCGATCAGTCCGGCCAAGCTGAAGGAATACGTGAAGGCGTCTGTCTTGAGGACGGACGCTCTGAGCGGCATCGCCACCTTCAGCTTCTGGAAGCAGGGTCTCATCAACCAGGCGAAGTTCCTCGAAGCGCTGACCTATGTCTGGGAGAAGCAGAAAATCTCCCTCCCTTCCCTCTCGGCGAACCCCGACGAGGAGCTGAAGCGCCTCTGCGTCGAAGGTATCCGCAAGCGCCAGTCTCACGGCAGCTTCGGTCACAAGATCGACTCGGTCGCGCTCAAGGACGCCTATCTTCCGCGTCTCAAGTATGAACTCGGCGTCATCAAGGATATGGGTTTCGCCGAATACTTCCTCGTCGTTGACGAGCTGGTCCGCTGGTCGAAAGCCAACAACATTCTCGTCGGACCCGGCCGCGGATCGGTTGGCGGTTCGCTGATCGCATTCCTGATGGGTATCACGGACGTTGACCCCATCCGGTTCGGCCTCCTGTTCGAGCGCTTTATCAACCCGTCACGTCGCGACTTGCCTGACATCGACCTCGACTTCATGTCCAGCCGGCGCCAGGAAGTCATCAAACACCTTGTCGACAAGTATGGCGCATCTCGAGTTGCCGGCATCTCCAACTACACGGTCCTCGGCTCTGCGTCCGGACTGAAAGATGTGGGACGAGTGTACGACCTCGACGTGAACAACATGGCGGCGTCCAAGTTCATCCCCAAGGTCCACGGTCAGCCTGTCGATCTGGACACGGCGCGCAAGTCGGTCGCTGAGATTGCTCGCTTCGCCGATGACCATCCGGACGTGTGGCGCAATGCGACCGCACTACAAGGCGTGCTCCGGTCCTACGGTCGCCACGCTTCCGGTATCATCGCAGCAGGCACCAACATCAGCAACCTGGCGGTGGTCGAGCAGCGCTCTGGCGACAGCACCATCAATTGGGACATGCGGATGGCCGAAGACATGGGTCTGGTGAAGCTCGACGTGCTCGGCTTGTCCACGCTCGATGTGATCGGCCGGACCTTGCAGTTCATCCGCCAGCGCCACTCCTCGGTTCCGGACATCTCCCAGATCCCGCTCGACGATCCGGCGACGCTCAAGGCGTTCTCCAAGGGTCGCACCATCGGCGTATTCCAGTTCGAAGGCGGCGCCGCTCGTCGCATCCTGAAAGATATGTCCAAGGTAAACCCCGTCACGTTCGATGATATCGTCGCGGCCAACGCGCTCAACCGTCCCGGTCCTATCGACGCCGGTCTCGTGGATAAGTACGTGGACGCCAAGAACGGTGAGGTCGAGAACGAGCTGGCTCACCCGAACATGGCAGGCGCGCTGGCTGAGACCTACAACGTCATCGTGTACCAAGAGCAGGTTATGAGGGTCGCAGTGGACCTGGCGGGTTTCTCGCTCGCAGACGCCGACAAGCTCCGCAAGGCGATGGGTAAGAAACTCGCGTCCGAGATGGCCAAGCAGAAAGATCAGTTCGTCAACGGCTGCGTCAGCTTCTCCGGCATGGACGAGACTGCGGCTCGAGAGCTGTTCGACCAGATCGAAGTGTTCGCTGGCTACGCCTTCAACAAGTCGCACGCGGCAGAATACTCGCTCATCTCGTACCAGTGCATGTGGCTCAAGGTCCACTACCCCGTCGAGTTCTATGCGGCGTGTCTGTCCACAGTGGACGAAGACAAGCTGAAGCCAGTCGTCGAAGACGCACTGAAGGCCGGTGTCGAAATCCTCCCGCCAGACATCAACCAGTCCGAACTCGACTTCGTGATTGCCAACGACGCTACGCTCATTACGCCTTTCAACCGCGTCAAGAACTGCTCCGAGAAATCGGCCGAAGCGATCATGGCGATCCGTGCTGACGGCAAGATCACGTCGAGGGATGACCTAAAGAAGCGCCTGACAGCCAAGAAGCTCGGCCGGTATTGCAACGCGCGGGTCATCGAGCACCTCGACGCTGTCGGCGCGTTCGCTCGCGTGGAGCCAGGACAGCTTTCGCCGATCGACGAGTCCCGCATCAAGGATCAGTTGACGCTCATGCCGGGTCTGGTCACTCGGATACCGCGGCTCGACCGCAACCTTCCAGGCGACAAGCTGACCCGTGCGCGACACGCGGCTATCGTCACCTCCTGCGAGGCAGTCGACCCGGACATCGTGCACGTCGAGGCGTACTATCCGAAGGCGCCGGCCTTCATGGTGGTCTCGGACGCACCCACGACCTCCGAGGAGGCTGAGAAGATGTTCTCGAAGGGACGCTCGTTCGAGTACCTCAACGAGGCGCTCATGATGAACAAGCTGTCACGCCACTCAGCCTACTGGACCGGCCTGCTCAAGAAGATCAAAGACGACAAGATCATTTCGCCGGCCGAAATCAACACCTACGCGCCTTTCCTGGCGCAGGAGATTGACCTTCTCAAGCCTCCGCTGATCGTGACGCTTGGCTCGGCAGCCGCCAGGTACTTCATCCCGGACCTCAAAGGCTCGATCATGGACCACGTCGGCAAGACCGTGTTCCTGAAGAACTTGGACGCCACGCTGGTCATCGGTTTCAACCCGGCGATGATCCACTTTGAACCCTCGCGTATGGACGACCTCGCGCGGGTGTTCGCGGTGGCGAAAGAGATTATCGATAAGACTTAATTGTCAGTCACGGTTGACAATATTACTGTATCGCGTAGATTAGTCAGACAACAGACGGAGGCAAGTATGACCGAAGAGAAATTTCACGGGTTGACAATCGACCGCTTTATCGATGCGGACAAGCTGGCCGCCGACATGAAGCTGGACGAGACGGACCTGAACGACGGCTTCCTCACGCAGGCCGGCTTGGTCGCTTACTACGGCGTCCTGGCAGCTCGCGCAGCCGCTCAGCTGGTCTCCGTCAAGGTCGTCCGCGACACCACCGAGGCCAAGGTCGCCAACGAACTGCGCGAACGCGCTGCCGACCTGAAAGAAAAGATCACCGAGGCCAGCATCGAGCGCAACCTGTGGCTCGATCCGCGCGTCATCGCGGTCCACAAGGCTTACGCTCTGGCAATCCAGATCGAAGGCGAGACGCGCGCCGCCACCGACGCAATGAAAGCACGCCGCGACATGCTCATCCAGCTTGGCGCTGCCTCTCGCGAAGAAGCGAAGGGTTCGGTGCGCATGTCCGTCACATCAACGGCAGTCTCCGACCGCGCCAGCGAGCTTAAGGCTCGCCTCTCGCGGAAAGCGTAACGCTTCCCAAGAGACACGAAATTCCGGAGGTGTATGCTTCCGGATAGGTCACAAACACCTATGTGACCGGCTACAATTATCTGTCATGGGTGACTGTAGTTTCTACCCTGAACCTCTGTTTCAATGTGCTCAAGAAAAGGAATGCACTTATGAGTTCACTTCGCGACAAAATCCGCGCTAAGCGGCAGCAAATCCAAGACAAGTCGGCTGGACAAGAACGTCCGTTCAAACTCCTCACCGGCAAAACCTTGTTCCGACTCCTTCCTGGCGTCGGCGTTCCTGAAGAGTTCTATCAGGAAATCGGCCTCCACTGGATCAAAGACTCCAAGGGTAAGACCATCACCGCTGTCGGCGATCGCGAGATTTGCTTCGGCGAACCCTGTCCTGTCCGCGCCGCCATCGAGCGCTTCATCACGGTCTCGAAAGAGAACCGCGACGACGTCGGTGTCGATCTCGGGAAGGAGATGCTGGCCAAACCACGTTTCTACGTGAATGCGGTTGTCATCAAAGCACCGGGTGAGTTCGACCCCAAGAAACCTGTCCTCTTGGAGCTGCCTCAGACGGTGTTCGACTCGATCCTGTCCCAGATCGACGACATGCTGGAAGAAATGCCGGCTGACGCTGACCTGCTCGAAGTTGGTCCTTTCTCCCTGAAGGACGGTCCGACTTTCGTGATCGAGAAATCCGGCTCTGGCAAAGAGAACACGCGCTACAACGCTTACGTTCAGGCCGGCCTGAAACCGCAGAAAGTCGACAAGGCGATCTACGAGGCAGCAATCGACCTGGGTGGCTACAAGCGCGCTCAGTTCGACGGTCGCACTCGCAAGGCTCTCGCTGCGCTCGGCGACATGCTCGGCACCGACCTGACCGACCTCGCGGACAAGCTCGCAGCTCCGGCTGCTGTGCGCACCGCGGCGATCGCTGGTCCTGTGGCGGCAGATGAGGTTGACGAACTCGAAGACGACATTCCGCATGGCGTCATCGAAGAGCTTGAGACTGTCGAAGAGGCGATGTCTGACGAAGATATCCTCGCCGACCTCGACGACCTCTAGTATCGGAGTGGGGAGGGT